GAGCCTGGCGCCCGTAGGCCGCGATGCTGGCGTCGTCGGTGACGGTGCGCGTGTGCCGGCGGCCGATGACCTTGACGGCGTTCGTCAGCTCCATCGTGTCCCGCTCGCGGCGGAAGTCGGAGTACGGGAACGTCGCCGCGTAGTCGGGCGAGTCGTCGTCCAGGCCGAAGGGCGCGTCGATGACCTCCGTGCGGAACATGTGGAGGTCCTTGGCGAAGTCCACGTAGTAGTGCAGGTCCATCTCGTCGGCCACCGAGTCGAGCGCCTCGCGGACGGTCATGCCGCCGTAGCTGGCGGGCTCCACCTGCTCGGAGGGCAGGTTCACGCCGTCGGTCGTCATGCCGGGGAAGTTGCCGAGGTGGCTGAGTATCCACGTCACGCGGGCCGTGATGCTCTCCCGCGGCTGCTCGGTGTCCGAGCCGATGACGTCGTCGTCCAGGCGCGCCGTGTAGTCCTGGCCGACCAGCTCCCAGGTGCGCGGGCCGGCCCGGTCGGTCATCTGCGTCCGCGTGCGCGAGCGGACGTTGCCGGCCCAGATGCGCTCGCCGCGGAACGTGACGCGGACCTCGTCGTCGTCGTCGAAGTCGAAGTCGGTCCCGCTGGGGTCGCGCACGGTGCAGGACAGGACCGCGATGCCGTCGGGGTGCGTCTGGCTGATGGAGATGGAGTCGAGGAGCGGCCAGAAGGGGACGTCCTGGGTGACGTTGCGGAAGTGCCACTCGCCCCTCGACGGGTAGCCCGCCGGCCAGCCGGGCACCCTAGCCCTCGGCCAGCTGCTTGTGGCGCCGCTCGCGCCCGGTCTGCCGGACGGCGCGCTCCACGCGGCGCTCCAGCTCGCGCAGGCCGGCGTCACCGCCGTAGACGGGGCCGTTGACGGTGACGGTGATGCTGTCGGAGGAGGTGGCGGCCGGGGCCGTCGCGACCGGGGCCGGGGCGTTGAGCCGGTCCCTCACGTCGGCGGCGATGCGGTCGGCGGCGGCGAACACGAAGGGCGCGGCGTTGCCGAAGCCGATGCCGAGCCTCGTCATCATGTCCGTCCCGGTCTGGACCCAGTCGAGGCGCTCGATGTCGCCCTTCGCCGAGCGCATGTGCTCGACCATGGCGGCGCCCGCCTTGCGGGACGCCTCGGTCATGACGAAGTTGGCGTCCGCCCAGGTGCCCTCGACGGACACCCCGGCCTTCTCGTAGTCCTTCCTGACCTCGCCCATCGTGACGCGCGAGCGGCCCCGCAGGTTGTCGAGCTGGAGCTGCTGCTTGGCGCGGAGCCTCTCGTAGAACCTCGCCGTCATGGAGTCGCCGGCCACCGTGGCCTCGCGGACGCGGCGCACGACCTCGCGCAGGCGGGCCTCCATGTTCTCCTCGCGCTGCCGGTCGCCGATGATCTGCGGCGGGTCCTTGAGCGCCGCCTTGATCGCGCCCATGCCCTTCGCCACGGCCTCGGTCGCGACCTTGAAGGCGTCGCGGACGTCCTCCTCGGCCCCGTCGAAGAGGGCCTCGAAGGGCGACTTGCCCTCCGTCTCGCGCAGGGCCGTGCCGTACATGGCCGACAGGCGCGCGGCGTACTCGCCCTGCCAGCGCCGGCTGTACTCCTGCATCTCGATGAGGGCGTCGCCCATCGGCAGCGTCGCCATCGCGAGCCTGGCGCGCTCGGCCTCGCGGCCCGTCAGGCTCTCCCAGAGCTGGTGGACGTGCGCCCTTATCTCGTCCGTCGTCTTGCCCGCGGCCTGCATCGTGAGGATGTAGGTCCGCAGCATCATCTCGTCGTCGCCGAGCGCGGTCGCCATCGGCAGCAGCTCGGCCGTCAGGTCCCGCAGCGCCGCGGCGGCCGGGGCCGAGTCCTGGATGGCGTTGATGCCATCGACGAGCGAGTCGGCCAGCGTCCCGGTGAGCGCCCAGTGGCCCTCGCTGGCCGCGAGCGTCGCGGCAAGGGCGCCCTCCGCGGCCGCCGCGCCCTCGGCAGCGCGCTCCACGGCGATGAGCTGCTGGGCGTGGGCGGTGAGCAGGCCGCCGCGGTCGCCCGACAGCACCTCCAGCACGTCCACGAGCCCGCCGAAGGCGTCGGTCACGAGCTTCGCCGCCGGCATCAGGGCCCGGCCCATGCGGACCTGGACGTCGGCCATCCGGGCGTCGAGGATGCGCTGGCTGTTGGCGAGCCCGTCCGAGGTCCGGGCGAAGTCGCCCTGGGCCTTGCTCGTCTGCCGCATGATGATCGCGTAGCGGCCCTGCACCTTCTGCGCCGCGGTCCACTCCCCGGCGACCTTCTGGGCGCCGCTCGCCACCAGCTCGGCGGCGACCGCCGTCTCGGACAGGGCCACGCCGAAGCGCCTCAGCGGCTCGGCCTCGCCGGACAGCCCCGAGCGCAGCGCCAGCAGCACGTCCTCGGAGGCGACGTTGTTGAAGGAGCCGAGGTCCGCGGCGAGCTGCACCATCGCCTTCGACATGTCGGCGGACGCCGCCTCGGACAGGCCGAGCGCCTGGGTGAAGTTGCCGAACGTGCCGAGCGCGTCGAGGGCGGCTCCCTCGGCCATGCCCATCGAGGTCGCCGCCTCGCCCGCGAAGGCGCGGACGTCCTCGGACATCGTCTCGAAGACGACGCCGACCTTGCTGTTGGCCTCCTCCCAGTCGGACGCCGCGCCGATGGCCGAGGTGATGCCGTCCACGACCGAGCCGATGCCCGACGTGATGGCCGAGGTCGCGGAGAGGCCCGCTCCCAGGCCGAGGCCGGTCGCCGCCGCCGAGCCGAACGACTTGAGCTTGCCCTGCGCCGTGTCGACGCCCTTCGTGAACTCGCGCGCGTCGAGGCCGAGGGTCGCGTAGAGCTTGGCGATGGGACCGGCCATCAGACGGCCGCCTCGATGAGCGCCCGCAGCTCGTCGGACATCGCGTCGAGCATGTCGCCCTTCGCCGAGTCGAACGCGGGCCGCAGCGTCGGCCTGGCGGGCTGCCCGCGCCCGCCGAACTCCAGCTGCATCGCGTAGGCGACGGGCTGCGCCTCGCCCTCGGACGTCGGCTCCTTCCCGAGGCGCACGAGGCCGGTGGCGCCCCGTTTGCCCGGCCGCGCCGTGGCTTCGATGGCCTCGACGTAGTGCGCCGTCCCGGGGCCGAGCCCGATGCGGGACGCCGCCTGCGCCTTCCACTCGGCCTCGAGCACCTTCCCGCCCGCGAGCGTGGCCCGTTGCAGGAGGTCGTCGCGCATCCCCTTCTCCAGCCGGGCGAGGGCCGCGGCGAGCTGCGGGCCGCCCACGAGGCGCGCGTCCACCCTGACGCCGCCGCGGGAGCCGAGGACGCCCGTGCGGGTGCCGGTGAAGGACATCGGCCGGCGCGCCATCAGGTCGCCAGCCTCGCCTTCCGGTTGCGCTCGAACGTCGCCATCGTGGCGGCGAAGGCGGCCTCGCGCTCCTGCCGCGACGGCGCATAGGGGTCGGGCAAGAAGTCGTCGACCGCGTAGGGGCGCGGCTTCGCCTTCGGGTCGCGGTGGACGTTGGCGAGGAGCGTGAGGAGGGCGGCGAGCAGGTGCATCGTCATCTCGGCGGGGTCCGGCTCCAGTCGCTCGAAGGCGAGCGACTCGGTGAACTCGCGCGAGGTGAGCCGCTCCTGCACCTCGCGGGGGCTGGGGAGCCCCGAGCGCCGGGCCAGCCTCAGCCAGTGTCTGCGCTCGGGCCTGCTTTTAGGTCGGCGGTGATCCCGTCCACGTCCTCCTGCCGTACTGCGCTGAGGCGGACGGCGACGTCGAAGACGCGCTGGAGCGCGACGCTCGACTTCTCGCCGAGGGCCGCGACGTCGCCGTCCGAGAAGAGGAGGGCGCCGCGCTCGTCGACGATGGCGACGGCCGCGTAGGCGGCCCGGAAGTCGCCCGAGCGCCCGAGGTCGAGCCTCCCCTTGGAGTCGGTGAAGCGGGCCTCGATGCCGTCGCGGGCCCGCCCGGTGAGGCCGCGGACCATGACGGCCCCGCCCCACTCGGGCACGTCCACGACCTCGGTGGCGACGTCGCGCGCCGCGAGTATCTGCTCGCGGGTGAGGAGCGAGGGATGCGCGCCGTTGGCGCCGGCCTCCACGGCCGGCACCTCGGCGCTCCCCTCGTGGAGCCTCGTCACGCCCACGCGAGGTCGGGCTGCTCGGTCGGCCGGATGGTGACCTCCACCATGTTGATGTCGGTGACGGCCGCGCTGAGCCCGAACGAGCTGACGAAGCCGGGGAAGGTCGCCGTCACGCCGTTCGTGTAGGTGACGACGTAGTCGTCGATGCTGCGCGCCGCCCAGGCGGTGTACAGCGCCTCCTGGCCGGTGGCGCCCGGTACGGCGTTCATCGGGAAGCTGATGCTGCCCCAGCGCTTGATCGTGGGCAGCACCTCCTCGCCGAAGCCCGGCGAGTCGTGGCTGGTGACGTCCACCTCGTCGGTGCTGAACTCCAGGCCCGAGATGTCCCGGACCTCCTCGATGGGCGTCCCGTCGATGGTGATGATCGCGCCGATGGCGGCTACGGCGTCGGACATGGTGCCTCCTTGCTAGCTCTGGGCGGCGCGGTGGCCGACGACGAGGTCCTGGATGGCGCGGTAGACGGCCGGGGCCTCGTCCCAGTCGTCGAGGCGGAGGTCGGGGAGGACGGAGTCGACCTCGACGTCTCCCCACGCGCCGCGGTAGCCCACGGCGAGGGCGCACAGCTCGTCGCGGAGCGCCTCGGCCTCGTCGTAGGTCGCGCCGTAGCAGTCGAACTGGACGCGGCTGTCGCTTCGCCTGGCGCCCGTGGCGGCCGGGTGGGCCTGGTCCGTCGAGTGGCTGAGCGTCTGGACGTCCGAGACGACGCGCCAGGCGAGCGCGGGCAGCGTGGCGTCCTGCGGCAGGGCGAGCGGGTAGACGCGCTCGTCGACCGACAGGCCCGCCGAGAGGAAGGCGTAGATGCCCGCGCCGAGGCCCATCTAGGCCGGCAGCGTGATGACGGCGAGCACAAGCTCGGCGTGCGCGCCGTCGATCCAGAGCTTGCCGCCGCTCTGCGCCCAGCCCACCGTCTTGAAGGGGCCCCAGATGGCCTGCTGCCCGGCGCCGACGGTGTAGGCGGTGATGTCGCCCGTCCGGTTGAGCGTGTCCGCGACGGACGTGAAGGTGATCGTCCGCGGCGAGGCGCCCGTGTTGTCGCAGAAGACGATCGTCCGGTCGTTGACGAGGGCCGTCTCGTTGCCGTTGGCGACGTCCGCCGGGACGACGGTGAGGTCGACCGAGTCGGCCGTGACCGGCAGGACCGGGTACGCCCCCGGCAGCGTCTGGGCGGCGATGTTCGTTCGGGCCATCGGGCTAGCTCCTTCTGCTCACAGGGCGACCCGCTCGACGGTGACGATCGTCGCCATCGGCATCGGGGCCACGGGTCGGACGACCCGGATGACGTCGAGGACGCCCGGGACGTGGTCGGTCAGGGCGGCCATGTCGGGGACGACCTCGCGGTCGCCCTCGACGATGATCTGGTAGAGGTCGCGCTCGAGGGACATCCGGTCGCCCTGCGACTCGGTGACGCCGCCGATGACGAGGGCCGGCAGCTCCGTCAGGGCCTCGACGTCCTCGTAGG